AACACAACAACCAGTACAACAGAAAACACAACAACCAGTACAACAGAAAACACAACAACCAGTACAACAGAAAACACAACAACCATCAGGTAAACCAGCAACAGCAGGTACATATAGTTCTCAATTTAAAAAGAGTGCTCCTGCTCTTTCAAAGACTCTTACTAAAAAGGAACCAACGATGAAGAGTGATCTTGGTGGGAGACTTGGAAAAGCACTTAGTGGTAAGGTAAGCGATTTCCAGTTTAAGGATTCATATGATATGGTTCTTGATTATCTCCTCTCTGAGGGGCATGTTGCGTCCGTAGAGGAAGCACATTATGTCATGTTGGAAATGGACCAGGAGACCATTCAGGGCATCTGTGAGAGATATGAAGACGTAATGGAGGCAGATAAGAAGGAAAAGAAAGACAAAAAGATTAAGGAACTAATAGACCGTGCGGGTACAGGAAACCCAAGGTATGATGAGAGGCGTGCTGGGTCAAGTCGTGTGAAAGGTTTTAAGTTTACTACTACAGAAGAAGTTGAAGCAGTCGATGAGGGACTGACTGGTGAGCGTTATAAGGCGGCACTGAAGAAAGGGAAAATGTATAGCCGTAAGGTAAGCGAAGATCCAAAAAAACGTGCCACCAGAGGTGGTCGTGGTGGAGAGTCTGATTTTGGTGCAGGTGATAGAGGTGCTGGTAACAAAGCGGCAAGAAGAGCAGGAACTTATCAAGAGGAAGAGTTTGAACTTTGGGTAAATGGACTTATAGAAGAAGGTTATGACCTCTCTGATTACACTTGGGATGAGATGTATGAGTTTTATCTTGAAGAAGGTAGAACAACAAATCTACGTGCTCTCGCAGGAGAATCGGAAAGGCGTAAAGCAGATAGGGAAAGAGGAAGACCAGAAACTCAAGATGAAAAACATAGAAGACTGGCAATGGGTAGATATTCACCTTCTCAATATAAGTGGAAAAAGGTAGATGGTCAGTGGAAAAATATGGGTAGAAAGGATGGTGAAAAAGATTGATATAAAACTCATATAACTCACAGGGGGCTTGACAAGTCCCCTTTTTTTGTGTAGACTACCTTTGTTAGGGTTGAAGGATAAATAATAGCTCATTGAGATCTATAAGATGAGTTATGATAATCCGTGGAGATATGATGAGAGAGTTTTTGATAGTAATGATATTGGGGACTACTACGGCTTTGTTTATCTCATTACCAATCAGTCGAACAAACGACAATACATTGGTAGAAAGTATTTTTGGTCACATAGAACTCCACCAGGAAAGAAAAGAAAAGTAAAACAAGAATCTGATTGGAAGAAGTATTATGGTTCTTGTCCTGAATTAAAAGAAGATGTTAAAAAGTATGGTAAAGAGATCTTCAGTAGAGTTATATTGAGTCTACATAAGACAAAAGGACTTTGTAATTATGAGGAGACCAAACAACTCTTTCTCAATAATGTCTTATCTGAATCGCTTGACAACGGGGTACCTGCGTTCTATAATAGCAACATTCTCGGGCGCTACATGCGTAAAGACTATGGTAACTTTGGAAGACACCTTGAAGACGACACACGACTGGGCAGTTGATAGACTGCACACTCTTTGTCAAGACCCTTCAAACGACCCATTAGAATGTATTGAGAATGCACATGCACTTCATTGTGAGTTTTATGAGTGGCTTGATCCTGATGTTGAAGACCACGAAATTTTCTCACTAGAATATCTTGGTGAAGATTGATTCACTAAATACCCCGTGCCGTGAAGAACATTTTGTTCTTGTGACGGATGTCGAATTCTGTTTATTTTAATGCTTAAAAAATTACTTCCTATTGTTCTTGCGACTTCAATACCAGCTGCTTTTGCATATCCATCAATCGACGAAATTAAAAATCCATGGATTGATCCATCAGATATTGAGTCTGTCGAAAAAGTTGATGCCGATTTAGATCCGGAAAAAGCAGTTCCGATTGCTAAAATTGTTGAAGAAGAAAAGACATGGAAATGTCCTTCTTGCACTGAAAATGAGAAATATGTTCTCAAAGAACTTCAAGAAAAAACAAGTATTACTGATCGTAATGCTCTTGCCACTATCATGGGCAACATAAAGTCAGAGTCAAACTTTATTCCCAATATTTGTGAAGGTGGTGCAAGAGTTTCATACTATCATTGCTATAGTGGTGGTTATGGATTGATTCAGTGGACTTCCAGCAATCGATATTATGGATTGGGTCAGTTTGCAAAGAAGTACGGATGTAATCCCAGTGGACTTGAATGCCAAACTCGTTATATGATTAACGAACCAACCTTTCAAAAACATATTCATGAATTTGAAGGTAATGGTCAAACAGTCAAATGGTATATGACTACTGCCTATTATTGGTTGGGATGGGGTATTAAGGGATATCGAGAGCACTATGCTTATAACTATATAAAGAAATTTGTTTTATCTTGAAATGGGACTATTTAAAAAACTCATCGAAAAAATTAATCCTTTAGAATCTCCTGTCAAAGAGGTTACCTCTAGTCATTTTAGTCATGGATATAGTTCATATAATGGAGTCAAGTCCGTTTCGAGTGAAACGATTTTAAAGGACAATTCTTATATTGCAGTTCCTGCACCAGACATTCTTCCTCATGATCCTTGGTTTGATCCGCCAATTAGAACTGAAAAACAAGAAATGCTTCTTCAAAAACAAAAAGAAGCAAAGAAACAGCAAGAAGAAGTTGAAGCTGCCATGACCCAATCAAAAGAACCTAAGAATATTCATGATGTCCTATATAAAAAAGCAGCAGCACACATGAAAAACTCCTGGCAAGAAAATCTTGGTGGTTCTGAAAACTTTCATCAAGGTCCTGGTGGTTGGACATCTGGCACTGGTATTAATCAATTTCGTTGAGTTTTTATGAAAAAATTTATTGTCACTTTTTTGACTGCATTTGCTTTTGCTACTCCTGCACTTGCTGACCCAGAAGTAAAAGGTTGGAATAGTTATGACGCAATGGGTTGTATGCTTTTACGAGAATGCACCGATGAAGTCAAACAAGTCAAAGATATCGAAGATCTTTCCACGAGGTATCCAGATAGCGATTTTAGTTCTATTGCTTATGAGTTTAATGAGATGCTATCTGCTCTTAGAGAAATCGGAGTTAAAGTTTTTCTAGCAAGTGAAAAATATTTTCCACCACAGCATCGTGGGGTATATCACACAGTTGGAAATAACTTCTTTCTGAATGAAGATTACATGCACAAACCTCATCAGTTGATGAGCGTCATGAGGCACGAAGGATGGCACGCTGCTCAAGATTGTATGGCAGGAACAATTCATAATAACTTTATTGCCATCATTTATCCTGAAACGAAAGTTCCTACATATTGGCGAATGATGAGTGAGCAGACTTATGATGAAACATCAAGACCTTGGGAACAAGAAGCAATGTGGGCTGGTCATACTGAAAACATGACCATGAATGCTCTTAAAGTTTGTGCCAAGCAACCAATGTGGGAGGTATATCCTCCCACTCCTCTTACAAGAGAATATCTAATTAAAGAAGGTTACATGAAATGATTGAAACCATTTATCTGATGTTCAGCGGAATGCAGATTTTTCTAAAACCAATGTATCCAGAATATCGTTATAAAGAAGTCCCTCAATACGTCATTCAAAAATGTATTGACTTTACTCATGTTGATCCATATGACAAAATGGATAATGTTGATGAGATGAGAATTGCTGATTGTTTTCTGTATAAAATGCACTACTATAAATAAAAGTGCCTAACCTCTTTCAAATGACTGATTCAGTAATTTCTAAAAAAGAGGATCCTAAGGTTAAGTCTGAAAACAAATTTGAGTGGGCTGATGAAGGGGTAGCAACCCTGGTGAGAGTTATCATTCTGGCATGGTCAGGAGCAATTCTGACTTTGAATTATGTAACAATTCCAGGGATTCCTCAAAGACAAATTGATCCAACGTTTATTGCTTCGGTATTTACAGGAACACTAGCAACATTTGGTGTTCAAACTGCGAAGAAAAAAGACGATGATGATAAAAAATCAGTAGATTCTAAAAAAGAAAAATCTGTCGATGATTGATAATGTCAATTCTCCCTTCTCATATATCCGAACAGGATGATGAAGTCGAAAATAAAAAGTCACCCTTCAAGTGGTTTGTGCTACTTGTAGGGTCTTTTTTTGGCATAGCACATATTGGAATACTGGGTCATTTAATTAATAAAGATCCTCAAATACCAGTTATAAATCTTCCTGTTGGTGACTATACTTCTTATACAGTAGAGGCAGGAAAAGATGGTTATCGAATTCATTATCAATCCAATGATCCTAAAGTCATGAAGACAACAAAGGATATTGATAAGTCAAATGGATTTTTTGGTATTGGTGGTAAGACAGTTATAATTTCAGAAAAAGAATACACCATGAGAACTCAACAGGGTTCTGGAGGTGAAGAGTTGGGAAAGTTGTCTGCAAAGAGAATAGAGTGCATCAAGGCGGAAGGTGGCGGCGAGAGTACAGGTGCAATAGTGGGAGCTAGTATTGGTGCTTCTGCCGCACCAGCATTGAGTGGAATACCTTATATTGGTTGGATTGCTGCTGGATGGGCAACGATATTTGGGCAGAAACAAGGAAGTGCAATTGGCGGAGAAATCGCTAAAGTAGTAAATGATTGTGAGGACACATGAAATTTGAATTAAGCATGGAAGACTATACAATCATTCTCAATTCTCTTCATTACTATAAAAAGATTGAGAAGAAAGGAAATTTTCAGCAATACGATCAAGATCGTATTAATGAATTGAGAGATAAACTTTCACATCAACTTGTCTGGGATCAATTATGATTGTCGTACTTAATAATTATTTGACTAAGTTCTTTACTGTAGTGGTTGTCAATTGCCTAAATCCTGCTAATATACAAGCATGTTTGCCAGTTCACGAATGGTTGTTACCAGAGATTAAGCATGGAATAGAAATATTACGAAACCCTGATATAATCTATCAAAATGAGCGAGAATACCTACAAAAGTTGGTAAATAGATAATGAAACTTGTACTACAAAGAATGTCAGAAGTCCCGCCAACGGGTTATGTGACTGAAGAACAGTGTCAGGAAATGATTGATGCTGCGATCAGGAGACATAATCGAAATGCTTCTGTAATAAGCATGTGTGTTGGATGGGTAGTATTATCCCTATTTGCGGAAGGATTATTGCGTCTCGTCGGTGTTATTCCTCCTTTATTTCCATGGATGGACATAGCATTGAAATAATAGGCGCGATTTTATTATTCATTTTTGGTATCACAATGTTCTATCAAGGACATTTAATACTTCATCAAAAAAATGGATACTCTCATCGCAATCAGCAGATAGATTCTGCTAACATGCGTAAACGTTTAGAACAACTACTTAAGGACAAATGAACAAATTCGAAGGATTTACTGAACAAGAAAAGAGAATGCTTGTCGAAGCAGTATGGAGAAGGCAACGATCATTCATTGCTGGAGATAAGCAATTTAAAGAATATGGAAAACTATTGGATGAACTGCTGAATAATCTTGGTGATTATATTCCAGGGAAGGTTGTATGAATAATCCATTGTCTTGTGTAAAGAATACACGAAGTTCTTATCGAAAAGATTTGGGTAAAACTATTACTGAAGTTCAGGTTCAATTTAAGGATGAAGAACCTGCATGGATTCCTTTTGATACTTTAATCGCAATTCAATCGAGGTAATTTATGTTGGGCAATGCTTTATTGTGGATAGCAATTCCTTTTGTCTTATCAACAATATTTTTTGGTTTATTCAAAGGTGGTACTCAATACTACAATTCAGATAAGTATAAAGGAAATGGAACCGCACATTAAAAGTCGGTATCATTTTGCATTAACATCTTTTGCAAGAATGTTTACTCCTCCCAAAGTTGACCAAAGAATGTTTAATTTTTGTCGTGAGTGGTCTTATGGAGAAGGAGAAGCACCATTAGGAAGTTTAGTAGAGGTAGATAACTACTTCAGACACTTATGGTATCGTACTTATTAATCTCAGGTTTCTTCATATCATTTGGTTTATTTCTGTTCATACTTTCGGTTTTTTCAGAATAATGGAATCAGTAATCTTATTTGCCTGTTTTTTACCTTTGGCAATCATCTACATAGTAATGAAGTTAGCGGTATGGTTGTCCGCAGTAAATGCCGAAAAAGAATATGTCAGAAAAGAACCATCTAGAGAACGAGGACCCTATTTGGAAAACGTATATGCTGACGTTGATGAGGAGGAAGAGGAATATGGAGATCGCACAGATTATCGATAAGGCACTCGAAGAGCATTATTCCTCATTAGGTCTACCAGTTCCAGAGTGGAAAAACTATGATCCCCAATGGTGGACAGATTATTTGATTAGTTTAGAAATAGATCCCAATAACCCATGACAGATCCAGTTTGGAGTATTTTTATTGCGATGATCCTACTCCTTTTTGGGACTGGATATTACATATATACTATTATGTTTTTAGCATATCAGGAACTAAAAGAAGATGGCCAAGTCCGCGAACAAGGGCAAGAAGGGATCTGCGAACAACAAGGCGCAGAACCAGGGCAATGCAACGGCAAAGAAATCTAAGAATGGAGGAAAGAAAAAGTAATATATACTTTGTATGGCATATGATGAAAATGAAATACCTGTTGATTCCAATTCTTATTTTGAGTACGACGGCAGTTCATGCTCAAAATAAGAAGTTAGAGATATTCAATCAGGCACTAGAAAATTTAAAATTATATCGGTTGGAGCAAACAATGACTCCTCCCGAAGATGCCTTAGATCAAGCATTAGCGGAGTTCAATTATGGGCATTATGGTTCCACCGAGTCGGAAGAGTTGTTACAACTTCCGAGTAGTAGAGATTAATCGTGTCGTCGATGGTGATACTATTGATGTTACTATTGATCTCGGTTTTGATTTATACAAGAAAGAAAGAGTTAGAGTTGCAGGAGTTGATACGCCTGAGAAAAGAACAAAGGATGAGGAAGAGAAGGCATTAGGATATGATGCCACTCATTGGCTTGAAGAAAAACTTGAAAGCGCAATTGCCGGTGAAGATGATCTTGTCATCCGTACTGAACTTGTTGGTGGTGTTGGTAAGTATGGTCGTCTTCTTGGATGGTTATATATTGGTGACGCAACTGTTTCACTTAATGAACAAATGAT